CACCAAAAGTCCTTGGTCGCGGCTTTGCAACTCGGTTAACTCTGTGTTCCATAACGTCACACTAACGGTTGACGATGAAGACGCAAATGTCTACCTAAAGCTTGACTATCCAGGCTATCCAATGGGCTTCCTGAGTTGGTGCGTTGACGTGATGGGGCCGCTAAAGTGCGAGCAATCCAACGCGGTAGCTGTTGCAACCATCAAGCGACAGCCTATTGACGACACCGAACTACCTATATCTGTTATTCGCATATACCAAACGGCTGACGTGGTCATGTTTGGCCGTGATTTATTCATTGGCATTTCATCGCGAACCATCCCCGTAAAGTTTGGCAACGAAATCAAAAATGAGGGCTTGGAGTTTGTTATAATAGATGAAAACATTGAATACAGATATACGCAATATGGCAAGAAACTAGATTGGACTTTTGAGCTTTCAATATACTATGCTCATAATTTAGGCGAGCTGCCAGCGGATCAGTTAAAGAACATACCTGAATATTTAGGTGATGAGATATTGTGGGTTTCTTTATTTGATAACGCATTGCCTTATCTGAACAAGGCAGCCGTTGAAGCATCTACACTAGATGCCATCATAACACGTCAGGGCTTCCCTACGCGAGTGTATTACGAGGAAGACTGCGACCATCAAGGCTGTGAAAGTGGATACATTAAGAACTTCGATACAGGCCTAGATACTAAGTGCCCTGCCTGCATGGGCACGGGCAAGAAAGGTAGCTTTAACCCCTTCCGCGACTATACGCACAAGCCCCCCGGCAAGTTTGAAGGTGACACGCAGCCAACCTTCCCAGGCCTTGCCTTTGTTGCCCCAGACTCCGCGCCTATGGAGTTCCTGCAACGACGCTTAGATAACCTGATCGAAAAGGCTGGGAGTGCTGTTAACTTCGACTTATCGCGCGATTCAAGCCAGCCCGAAACAGCGACAAAGCACCGGAACGACAAGCAGGAGCAGTACAAGACCCTTTCCAAATATGCCAATCAGGTATATGACTTAATTGAAAGGCTGTCCAGATGGCTCATAGACATTAGGTACATAAATAACGACTATACGATAACCCTTACCCGGCAATCTGACTTCGAGATCAGAAGCCCCGAAGAGTTGAGCGATGAGATCACCGCAGCGCGTGATGCCGGATTGCCTCAGTACATTATATCGGAACTTATACGATCTAATGCCCTGTTGCGCATGAGCAATGACGAATACATAGAGAAGCTGTTGGTGCTATCTGAGTACGTTGACCCATTGCACGGCACACCAGCGGATAAAGTTAGCATTGTGGCCTCCCGTGGCTTCCAGCCGTGGCAGATTGCGCTACACGTTCAATTCAATGCGCTCATTAGCCAGCTACTCAATGAAGACTCCAACTTCCTTGATCTGGAGATTGCCGAGCAGGCCGCAAGGATTGAGGCTAAAGCAAGGGCATTGCAGCCAGCAGCAAATGGGGTGCAGAGTATTATTGATGGACTTTAAAAAAGCTGTTTTTGCTCAAACTTAACAAACCTACTTTCTGCGGCTTTTAGGTTTTCTATGCCCTGCTTATAGTAGCTGTCTTTTAACTCTATACCTATAGCCTTGCGGCCCATTGAAACCGGGCTGTAAACCTCGCTACCGACACCCCCAAATGGCGTTAAAACAGTTTCGCCGGGATTACTGTAAAGCTCCACTATCCGATCAATTACATCAAACTGCAAGGGGTGTACATGCTTTTCGTCATCCTCTTCCTTTGTATCCTTAAATGGCAGCACGTTGTCAATTCTGATGTCATCCCAAACCGAACTTGCGTAACGCTGCCAGGTTATGTGCGATAGCTTATTTTCACGCGGGTCGCCGTCAAAACATCGCCACTTCCTTTTGAAGTCCTCATAGTTCCCATATGTTTCAATGTGTTGCGGCAAAAATGGAGTTTCACCATAATACTCGGTTATGCCAAATGGATGCGTTACCGGAACTTGATTCTCTCCGTTCCTTGTAAATATCAAAACGTAGTCCGGCATGGCCGTAAAACAGCGGGTTGTGTCCTCGACAATAAACTTATGCATAAGGCTTTGAACCATTGTTCTCATCCTAACCTTTAACGGCTCTTTCCAAATGGTTATCCGGTTGCGGTAATGGAACCCGTGCTTTTCGTGGAGCCTTATTATTTCGTGTGGGAAATCCCAAAGGAAAGAACGGTTATCAAAAACGTCCGTACAATGCACGGCATTAATCCTGCCGGGCTTTGTTACTCTTGCCATTTCGGCAATAAGAAACTCATATTGATCTAAAAATTGCTCTTTGCTTTCGCAGTTGCTAAAGTCATTCTCATGACTTGAATAGTTGTAAAGGCCAGCAAACGGCGGTGAATAAACAACAAGGTCAACGCTTTGCGCTGGCAATGTTGGTAACACATACATACAATCGCTATTATACCATGCGTAATTTTCTGTAATAACTTGATCTTTTATCATTGGTTTGTTTTTATGAAATTTGGTAATTGGATTGACTTGTTAAATTCTTTTCTCTGAATTGTAAAATCGGCGTTGGTTTGATTGGTCAGGTTCTCAAACATACTAATTGCTTTCTCTTTTTTTACCATCAGGCTCTCCATTATTCGGGTCTGCCCATCCGATAAAATAAGATCAACATGAACATCCCGCTTTTGCCCGAACCTCCAAAACCTTCTTATGGCTTGGTAATATTGCTCATATGAATACGTTGGAAAGTATGTGGTATGATTACAATGCTGCCAATTTAAGCCAAAAGCGGTTATAGATGTCTTTGTAATTAGCTTTTTTATTTCCCCATTTGAGAAACCAAGCAAAATTTCCTCCTTTTCGTCAACATTCATTTTGCCCTTAACCTCGGTTGTGTCTTTGTCAAGCCTTTGGATTAAGGCGGCCTCATCGTTTAGGTTTACCCAATAAACACTAACATCGTGATTGCTGGCTTTATCAACAGCCATTTCGCAGCGTTGATTAATTGTGCTTCTCACCTCTGCTTTAATCTCGAAAAAGTTTTGCGCGGGCATCGCAAACAAACTACCCTGACCATTGATTGCCAACGGGTTTTCATTCCTTATAATGGTTTCCACTTCGTGCAATTCTGGCAAAATATGCAGCGCATCGCTATACCCCAAATCCGAAGGCTTGCGCATAGAGATACTCCAAGATGCAATCCACCGCCAGAAATCCTTTTCCGCGTGGGCTTTTAGATACCATTCGCATCCAGCGTGGCGAATGTCAATAGAATTACCGTTATTCTTAAAAAACTTGGTAAGCATATCGGTATATCCCAAATAGCCCAAAGCCTCGCTACTGGTTCCAAGTTCAATAAAATCATTTGGAGATGGTGTAGCTGTAAAAAGAAAGCGGTATTTAACTTTGCGCAAAAAGTTGGTTACTTGCTGCTTTATTGCGCCGTCAAAGTTTTTCAATATGCTGCTTTCGTCTAAAAGAACGCAATCAAAGTCAGTAGGATTAAAATGCTCAAGCCTTTCATAATTACAAACGACAATCTTAGTTTTGTACCGACCATCCTTTGAATATGAAATATCATCAATGCCAAACTTTTCAGCCTCTTTGATAAACTGAAAAGCTACTGCAAGCGGGGTAATTATTAGAACTGGCTTATTTGTTTCTGTTATGTAGTTTCTGGCAATAACAAGCTCAATAATAGTTTTCCCTAATCCAGTATCTAAAAATACAGCGCAACGGCCTTTTCTTATGGCATATTCGGCAACGTGCTTTTGATAGTCAAACATGGCATCTGGTATAAAAGACGGATTCACCCCGTAGTTAACCTGGGTATGCTTTTTGCCCTCCAAAAACTTTTGGTATGAATTTTCTAAATCAATCATTATGTGCTGTATTGTCTGCCAAAGCTAAAGCAGCATCCCAACATATCCAACTGATTAACAAAACTTATTTATCTTTACATAAGTGGCCTACATAGATGACCGTATTCGCCTGATTGAAACCGTACCCGATAACTTTATCGACACGGTAGACGGCTTGCGCGAGGGGCTTATAAGGGAGCTGACGCGGCTTATAGCAGGCTTTGACACCATAGATGGGCGCTTGGTTTCCAATACGCAAAATCTAGCGCGGATTGAGCAGATAATAGATGCACTTGGTAACTACCTCTTTGAACCTGAATCCGAATACCTGCAAGCCCTTTCAAACTTCATTGCCGGAATAGGTGAAAGCGCAATACTGACCAATGAGTTTCTAGGCATTAAAAGCAACCCACTTTACCAGCAGATATTAAAGCAAAACCAATTTAACGCCATCAAGCTATTTGATAAGACTGCAATAGATGTGCAACTTTCAAATACGATAAGGTCACAGATTACGGCAAGCATCGCTGAAGGTGGCAAAGTAGCGGATACCATAGACTTTCTGAGAAACTTTATAGGAGGCTCAGAGGTTAATAAGCCTGCATTAACGCGATATGTAAAGACTCAAGCCCTGACGGCATACGGCACGGCTGATGCCTCTTACCTTGTAGCCGTTGGACTAGGCGAGGGTATTCAACGCTGGCTTTACGCTGGCGGCCTGGTCAAGGATTCACGGCCATTTTGTGAGGCTAGGGTTGGCCGGGAGTTTACAACAGCCGAAGTGCTAAAGTGGCCGGAAGAAGAGGGTTATCAATGGGATGGCATGATAGCCGGAACCAATGCATCAAACATCTTTACAGTCCGAGGCGGTTGGAACTGCCGCCATGTATTGGCTCCTGTAACATAAAAACATTATCTTTGTTATATGAGAAAGGATAGCATCCTATTAACGCGCGACGGTGAAACCAAGCCCTTTAGGCCG